ATTGCCAACAAACTTATCTGTGCCATCTGTTTTGATATCCAAGTCAGAAGCAGTGGTGCCTACAAAGAACTTGTAGGTTGCGCCAATGGTGTCGCTGGTGATTGCTGGAAGCGTAACCGCACCGTCTGCATCATTGATTTCAATGATACGACCTACGTGATCTGCATATGTGAGAGTTGTTTCTGCCGTAATATTTACAACTGCGGTTGATCCTACAGCCGTAAAGCCGCGTTCAGAACGAACGGGACCTGAAAAGGTAGTTAGACCCATTTTGATCTCCTGTCTTTGGGTGTGTCAGCCTATTGGCTGTCAGGGATAATCAAAGTATACACAGAAATTTTTAAAAAGAAAGGGGCTACCGAAGTAGCCCCTAGTTTAACAGGGAGGATGACTAATGAAATACCATCAGTCCCCCTATTGTAGCACAATTTATGCGCCGGGTGTACCAAAAACACAACGCCAGTCGGAAACACCGAAGCTGTAACGCTCACGTGCTTTAAAGCGCATGTTGCCAGTGTCAAAGTCACCTTCCATCGCAGTCTTGATGGCTGAACGGTTGAAATATTTGAAACCGTTTGGCGCATCAGTTTTGATGAAGAATGCATCAGTATCCGTCAGGAAGTGGTTTACAACCGCTCCGTCAGGAAGCATCCCCATGCTGCGCATTGCGTTGGTGTCATTGTCCGCTGTGCCCGGACGCAGATTTGAATTAAGTACACGCTCCGCGATGAACTGAAGCTCTTTCGGAATAATAAGCTTCATACCACGAACGGCAATTTTCAAACCACGTTCGTCAGTGAAACCAGCAATGTCAATTAGCATTTGCTCAAGAGAAGTCTCGTTGAGGTCTGCCGCAGTTGACAAAAGGTTGCGCTGGTTACCAGACAATGATGGGTGTGCCGAAGAACACAGAGCCGCACCATCACCAATTGCATTAGCACCCGTGTTGAACGCATTGTTCAAAATGTTGGCTGCTTTGATTTGCTTTGTCTGCGCCATAGAGCGAGCCAGAGCTTTGGTGTAACGAGATGCGAGACGATCATAAAGATTGTCCTCAATTGCTTCTTCCGTAATAGAAAACGCAAGAGCAATTGTCTCATGTGTGTAACGCGCAGTATATGTTTCCTGTGCATCATCAAAGTTGATGGCTCCGCCTTCACTTTTGACAGGTGCTGTGGAAAATCCACCGAGCATTACTTCCTCTTCGAATGCACGATCCGAAGATTCTTCTTCAAAGATTTCGGCATGTTCGTTTTCGTAACGATCATACTCAAGTCCGAACAAGGCGTTAAGGCCGGGTTCCAACTCTTTCGCTAATTGTGCGCGAGAGATAGCCATATTTCAGCCCTCCTTAAATGCCTGTTGACAACGACGTGGTTTGCGACGCAGAAGCCGCAACTGGCGCGTTGTGGTGGAAGTTAAAACGAACAACATAGTTCACACCGGCTGCGTCATAGTCCAAGTTCGCAACATCGCCCGTGAGGCCGACAATACGCATGAACAGTGTCGCAGTAGTCGCAACTGATGAGATATCAAGCTCTGCAGTTGAACGACCGTTTGCTGTGGACCCCGAAGTTGCAGTCGCCAAAGAGGCGTTTGCAAAGATGTTCGAAAGTGCAGTAGCGCGGTCAGTTGAACTGCCGTCTGCTGCAACCATAAACAATTGATTGGGGTTGTCCGCCACGAAGGCTTTTACTGGATGGTTCGTATCAACGCTTACGTTGTTTGAACCGGGCCAATAGTTTTTCCAAGTTGATTTACCTGTAGAACTATCAACATACTCTACGCCCATAAGGACTCCAAGTGCGGGAACTGTACCACCGTTGGCATTGCCAACAATATCAATCACCCCAGCCGCCAGAGGGATTACTGGCGAATACTGGTAAATGGCGTTTGTATTGTTAGATGCAATCTCATACTGAGTTACACCAGTGGTGTTTGCTCCTGCGCCGTTAAGCCCGATAGGACGAAGACCAAAGGCAGTATCTTGGTTTGCCATTTGTTTTTCTCCTTATCAGAGCGACCCTAACTACCGTCGAGGGCCACCGAAGGTTACACGAGTCTGACGATCTGGTTTAGAAATCGTCATGGTTGAATGTTGGTTTTGAGCCATCAACTCAGAATCAACCGCTTGTACCTGATCCGCGTTACGTCGTTGATAGTACGCATTACGTTCTTCTGCAGTCTCATCTGGGATGCGAGCCAAAACTAAACCGCCTACGCCAAAAACACCTTCGTACTTACCTGAATCAACAACCGGGGCCTCAAAATCAGGATATTCGTCCTTTCGAACTAATTCCCAACCTTCGCGCATTTTCGCGCTAATATTCTTAGTATCATCAAAACCACGCGTTTCTGCGCGGATCCAACGATGCCGAAATCCATCCGGTGCAGGCGGTGCATCTAACATAGAGGGAGGAGCCCACGGCCTACGCTGCGCCGTTTTCTCTCTCATTTCATTTGCGCGAGGAGTTCGCTTTACTGTATCTGACATGGCTTAATCCTTCACGTACTTCGCGTATGCTTCAAGCGGCACACCCAATTTCTTCGCAATTGCGACTTGGCTAGGGGTGAGTCTAACCTTCTTCCCACTGCTGCGCCCAGAGGTTCTTGATACCCCAGCCACGGTCTGAGCGGGCCGTCTACTGGTGGTTTTTGCGGGCATATTAAACTTTTCGCTAATACGCCGATCAAGTTCAGTATAATACTCTTCGGTCGCCGGGTCAAACCCTTCGCTCTCAACAAGCCGTTTATGAATGCCAAAAGCCGCAAAAGTCATCGCCTCATCCTGACCAAACCAGTCATTCTGAGCCGCCCACTCCTGCGCCCTAGCGTCTGGACGACGCATCTCTGGAGGCTGTTGACGAGGTTGCTGTTGCTGCGCGTATTGAACCCGGCTTTCCTGTTGACGTTTTGCTTGAGACAACCGATCATTTTCAATCGCCAAAGATGCTATGCGCTTGTTTGCCTCAACCGCCGCAGCCGTGTCACCAATTTCCATAGCACGGGCCAAAGCTTGCTCCGCCTGATCCATCTGGGTGGTGACCCGACTTTCGTACTCGCTAACAAAGCTGGTGTCCAAAGCGTCAAATCGTTGCCGAAGCTGATTGGACTCTTCTTGAACACTTTTTGCGTACCGTAAAGCTTCTTCTTCGCGACGCTGCGCTTCCCGCATTTTTTTCGTCAAACGATCAATGCGCTTCTGTGTGTTACTTTCCGCTTTCTCAAAAGCGTCCGGTTCTGAAACCTCAACATCAGAGTCCGAAGAACTGTCTAACTCAATTTCAGTTTCTTCAGAATCGTCTAAATCTAGTTCAATTTGATCTTCTTTTGCCATTTCTGCCTCTAATAGTGAAGTATATCTGCAGGATCCGTTATACGAGCAAGAATTTCGTCATCATTCAAAATTCTTACTTCGCCGCCGTCTATATTAAAACGAGAACCCGCGTATCGAGCAAACATAACCCAATCGCGCTCCTCGCACCACGCCCCATTCGGAAATTTTTCCTCGTCTTGGTACGCAAGCGGCCCTACTTTCAAAACATACCCCACCTGAGTTGAAACCTGATTTTGCTCTACAACTTGGTCGGGTAAATACAGACCAGATTCGGTCTTACCCTTGCCGCGGTAAGGCAAAATTAGAATGCGCCAACCCGTGGGTGAAGGCATCCGATCAAGTAACGTTCCATCAATGGCTTCGGGATTGAGAACTTTCGGAGCTTGATACGCGTCCGAAAGATTTTTTACCGCGTCTTCGACGCTTTTAAGGTCAACCTTAGTCAACACTACGCTCCTGTTTATCTAGCAGGCCCTTGAGTTCCTGTTCCACGTGATTTAGGGCTTCCATGTTCCCCATAAGCTCACGATATTGCTCCATAGACTTGACGTTGCCATACTGCATCAGGTCAACAACGGCATGTCTACGTTCCCTTATAATACGAAACACCGCTTCCGCAACGTAAATTTCATCCATTTCCTTAAAAAATCCTATATTTCTGTCTTTTTATAAGAAAAGTTAAGAAAATATGCAAGCGCAACCCTCATAAAACCTCGCCGGGCATACATAGTCGGGTCCCACCGTGTATGCCTCATCGTACCACAGGTATTTAGGTCTGTCATACCCACAATCGTAAGTACAAACCTTATAAAGCCCAAAAGAAAACGAATGGCCCCAAAAAATTGCGACCAGTACACACACTAAACTTTTTTACGCGGCTTTTTCTTCCGCTGCCGGTTCATGTCCAAAGCAATAGCAACCGCCTGCTTCTGCTTATAGCCCTCATCCATAAGCTTCTTTATCTTCGAACTCACCCACTTATCGTCCTTAGACATAGGTCAAGCATTCACGAACCGTGAGCCGCGGAGAGCCGCACCCATACCACGCTTCTTGCCCGTAGTTACCTTTGCCTTCGCCGTGTTAGGCGTAGCAACGTCTTCCATCTGCTTATATGGAATACGGCCCTGATCCTTAATATCCGCATACGGTTGCGCCTTTTGCGCCGCACCCGGTGTATTCGTTACAATCTTTACACTTGCCATTTTAAACTCCTATTTCTTCTTTACAGGGCTACCATCGTTAGATTTCAGAAAACCTGCTATCGTACTTTGATATAAAGGCATATCAGGGACTTTACGAACAGGTTTGCCCGGCGGAGGACCGAACCGATCCCGTAAAATCTTGTCTGGATAATTAGGGTTTTCTTTGCGCAGCTTATTTCTCCGCATGTTCTCTCTACCAGAAAGACGAACCTTGTCGGATGAGGGCGTGGTTCGTGCCATTTTAAACTCCTATTTTTTTCTTACGGGACCACCGCGTTTAAGCTTTTTCATCTTCGGCATCTCTGTGCCAGAGGCCAACTTATTTAAATTTAACATAGCACCTCCCCCACCACCACGAGTAACAGTGTTCACTTTAAAACGAGCTTTCCCCCCAGCATTTTGAACAGTTTCTGGGATTCTGGCATTAACCCGCTCACGCGCCTTTATTACTTTAGGGTGTTTTGCGGCTTTCTTTCTTGCCTCAGATTCGTTCTCGGCATTAACCGTAACAGTACTTGGAACAGCAGAAGAATAAGAAACGGATCCCGTTTTCGGATTACGAGATTTAGGTTCTCGCAACTCATACTTTACTGTATACTCCCCCATCACTGACCCCTTTGCTTCAAAAGTTCACGCTGCATCGCACTGTCTATGCGAGCCGCCGTCTGAGCCTCTTGGCTCGCCAAACGCTTCTCAAATTGCTCCATACGCATCTGTTGGTTCTGGGCCTCAAGCTGCAATCGCGCCTGATCGTTCTGAGCATCCGCCTGCTCCGACTGAGCCTTGATCTGCAACTCTTGCTCTTTCAACTTTACCAACGGATCCGGTTGACCCGCACCAGATATCTGCGCACTCATCTGCTTCACTTGCTGCAAACCTTGCGCCACACCCTGTGCAACCAAAGCCTGATACTGCATCTCCTGTTGCTCCGCGGGCATCGGACCAGCTTGCTGCAACTGCATCATCGCCTGCTCTTCCGCCTGCAACTTTACATGCTCCATAACGTGCTTCTGCATCGCCATCGCAACAGGCGGCATACCCCCAATCATAGGACTCGACGCAAAAACCAAATGCGCCATAATATGTGCCTGATGATTCTGACCCTGAAACGCAACCAATGGAACCATATCCATAGCATTAATGTTCTCAGATGCAGGGTCCGTGGGCCGCGGCTCCTCGTCAGGAACCTTCTTCATTAACCGGTCAACATCGCTCACACCAATCGCTTCATACATATCACGATAAATCTCATGCATATTATGCAACTCAGGGGCCGACGTCGCCAACTGCATCTTAGTCTGAGCCAAAGCTATCCGCTGCGCCTGACTAAACGTATTCGGATTACTTACAGGAATAATATCTACACGGTCATCAAAATCAGACGCCATCACCGACTGATCACCGCCCGCGACACTGTACGGATACTCCTGCGGCAAAAACTCACTCATCACACGGGCAAGCAACTTAAACTCAATACGCATCGCATAATGAAGCCGCTTGTGAACAGCACTCATTACACGCGTACCTTGCTCCAACATCGCTAATGTCGTACCAACCGCAGCTTGTTGATTACCATCACCAACCTTCAAATCAGTAATCGTCGCAAACCGCTGACCCGCCTGAACCACAAAACCCAACAAATTAAACAACGTCTGGTCCGGTCCCTTAAATGGTAGCGGCATGAGGCTGTCACGAATCGCCCCACCGGGTGCATCCACGTCGCGGAACTCACCCGGCTGCAACGGATCATCGTCGTCCCTGATCCGTAGTCCGCGGGCCTTGAAACCCGCCGGGAGATTGGACAACGTACCAGCGTCGATTAATTGCCGCAGCGCCGCTGTGGCGGTCCGTGACAAACCGCCAATCGTATGGATCAATCCCAACCCATAAAAACCAAAACCCGGTAAAAACTTGTAATGCACAAAATATTGTATCTTGCGCTTTAACGGATCATCCTCGCGATAATTACGCCGAATCGACAAAACCTGACCATTATCCTGCGAAATCGTCACAATATACGGTATCTTTATGCCCGTAGGCTCGCCGTCCTCATCCTCATCCTCAAACCCATCAAGGTCCAAATTGGCATGAAACTCAATCAAAGTGCAGTCATAATCAATACTTCCGGGCTCAAATCCCGTAATACGATCCAACTCACCCTGAACCTCATCCGCCGCACCTTGCTGCGGTATAACAGGTATATCACGATATACCCCCGCCAACTGTTGCTTGCGTAAATCATTCAAATTC